AAGTACTCTAAAGGTGGCTCTGTGGGTTCTGCTTCTCGACGTGCTGATGGTATTGCTATGAAAGGCAAAACCAAAGGTAAAGTTGTTAAAATGAACTCAGGCGGAATGGCCTGCTAGGAGACGATTATGGCTAACAAAAAACTACCTTTAGAGGTGATGGTGCGAGGCGGGATGGACATGCCAGGCCTTGAGCGCCAACGGAAAAGACAACAGGAGCTTGATAAAAGTTACGACACCTCCCGTGAAATGGGGCGCAAAGCAGGTGCTAAACGCCAAAATAGATCGTCGACGCGCGGGGGCGTACTAGGCACTCCTCTGGCGTATATTGAAAGAGCGGGGCAGTACCTTGGAGATAAAAGGGACGGCGCGGACGCTTAGATGTCAGTAAAAGTAGGTATGGTCGACCGCGCAGCGGGTAAAAGAGGATATAGGGAAGGACTAAAAGACGAGGGGTACAAGAAAGGCGGCAGTGTTAGTTCGGCTTCAAAACGCGCTGATGGTTGCGCAGTGAGAGGCAAAACCAAAGGTAAGTTTGTATGATGCCCTCCCGTGGTATGGGCATAATTAACAAGTCCAAGATGCCCGGCGGAAAAACTACATCCCGTCGGGATGACACTGACTTCACGCAATATGATAAAGGCGGAAAAGTAAACGCCGCTGATAACTATATGAAACAAGGTGAAGTAGCTAAATCTTTAAAAAAAGCTGGCTTTTATGATGAAGGAAACAGCAAAGCCAAACGTCTAAGTGTTATTAATAAAGTTACAACTAAGCCTCAAAGAATAGAAATGGTTGATAAACTATTTTTAACTAAAAAGATGGCGGCTGGTGGGGAGTTAAAAAAAGTGCCAGAAGATAAAACGGGACTTTCCAAACTACCTACTGAAGTGCGTAACAAAATGGGTTATATGAAAGAGGGCGGCGAAGCAAAATCTAAGGTAAATGAGGCAGGAAATTACACTAAGCCCGAGTTACGCAAACGTATTTTTAACAGTGTTAAAGCTGCGGCAATTGCAGGTACAGGTGCAGGCCAATGGAGCGCAAGAAAAGCGCAAGTAATGGCTAAACGCTATAAAGCGGCAGGTGGAGGGTATAAAGATTGAAAGCTCCCCAGAAATCCCTGAAAGATTGGGGCGATCAGAAATGGACAACTAAAAGCGGCAAGCCGTCCAGTAAAACGGGCGAAAGGTATTTGCCAAAAGCCGCGATTGAAAACCTTAGTGCTGCTGAATACGCCGCAACAACAAAGGCGAAGCGGGCTGGCAAAAAAGCAGGGAAACAGTTTGTAGCGCAACCCAAAAAGATTGCAAAGAAAACAGCGGGATTTAGGTAATGGCAACTTCGGGTACCTCAGTATTTAACATGGAGTTCACTGAGCTCGCTGAGGAAGCGTGGGAAAGAGCTGGGCGCGAGATGCGTTCTGGTTACGACTTACGTACTGCCCGCCGGTCTATGAATTTGATGACCATTGAGTGGGCTAACCGTGGCATTAACATGTGGTGCATTGAGGAGGGGTATATCAACCTCGTCCAAGGACAGGAAGAGTACAATCTACCTGCGGATACCATTGACCTACTAGAGCACGTTATCCGCACCGGGAATGGCAACTATAGCACTCAGCAAGACATTACAATTTCTCGTATCAGCGTTTCTACCTACGCCTCCATACCTAATAAACAGACCCAAGGTCGCCCCATACAAGTCAAAATAGACCGTCTGCGTGACACTCCAAAGATTGTGATATGGCCTGTGCCAGACCAAGGAACCTCGTTAGCCCCCTATTACTTGTTTGTGTACTGGCGTATGCGCCGTATTGAAGACGCGGGCACGGGGATAAATACACCGGACATGAGTTTCCGTTTCCTACCCGCTGTAGCAGCGGGGCTGGCTTATTACATTGCGATGAAGACCCCAGAACTTGTAGACCGGCTTCCAATGTTGAAAGCTGTGTATGACGAACAATATGATCTTGCTGGACAAGAAGACCGAGAGAAAGCTCCGATCAGGTTTGTACCGCGTTCTCCTAGGAGATAAGCATGAGTAGCAGATTTGCTTCGGCGCGGATTGCAATAGCGGAATGCGATATTTGTGGTTTCCGGTACAAGCGTAGAGAGTTAAAAGCGTTAATCGTAAAGGGCAAGGATACTAACATTCAGGCGTGTCAAGAATGTTGGAACGCAGACCACCCACAGTTACACATAGGTGAGCGTCCTATATACGATCCGCAAGCGATACGGAACCCGAGGCCAGACTTTACTGGGTACCCGCAAAGCAGAGCAAGGTTGCAACCATCGGGCTCGGTTGTAGCTACAGGGTTCATTGGTAGTGTTGGAATAGTTATCACTTAGGAGCGTCTTATGAAAGGCAAAACTGGTACAAATTACATGAGCGGCGGTGACGTTAAGCAGGTTAAAGGCATTGCTACCAAGGCTGTCAAAGGGCATGAAAAAGCAATGCATGCTAAAGGCTTCGCTAAAGGCGGCAAAACAAACTCCAACATGAAGGCAATGGGTCGTGGTATGGCTAAAGTAGTCAACCAGAGAACGTCTTCGTCTAGCAAATCAGGTAGGGGTCGATAATCATGGCTAAGCACAATCTTTCAGCAGCTAGTTACGCCAAGCCCCATACCATGTCTGGTGGCGATATTGTCATTAGCAGTGGCACTTCTGCTACGGCAGATAAAATTAACATGTCTGTAGGCAACATTACCCGCGACGCACAACCGGTGACTAAGACCTCCGGCGTTAAAATGCGCGGTGCTGGCGCAGCCACTAAAGGCACCCTTTCTCGTGGTCCTATGGGTTAACGGATGAACTACGCCGCACTAACAACTAACATACAAGACATCTGCGAGAACACGTTTACCGCAGACCAGCTTGCTATGTTTACGCAGCAGGCGGAGCAGAAGATATATGCTACCGTAGAGATACCCGCGCTGCGCAAAAACCAGACTGGCACGTTAACCACTAACAACAAATATCTAACGATGCCCACGAGCATGTTGTACGTGTATTCTCTTGCGGTTATTGACGCAAATGCGGCGTACCATTTCCTATTAAACAAAGACGTAAACTTCATTCGTGAAGCCTATCCAACCTCTACCGTTACGGGAAGACCACAACACTACGGTATTTTTGACCAAACAACTTTTATCGTAGGACCAACCCCAGATGCAGGTTACGCTGTTGAGATGCACTTTGGGTATTACCCTGAGTCTATTGTGACTGCGGGCACTACATGGTTGGGTGATTCGTTTGATTCTGCGTTGTTAAACGGCGCACTGGTCGAAGCTATTCGGTTTATGAAAGGCGAGCCAGACCTAGTTGCCAATTACGAAAAAATGTATGTACACGCAATTTCCTTGCTGAAAAATATGGGGGATGGCAAACTACGTCAGGATATGTACCGTGATGGGCAAGTTAAAATTAAGGTGGGGTAATGATTAGCTCTGTTGGTGGTGCCTTACTAGGCGAAGTAAAAGCAATGATGGTCTCTGGGCGTGGCTTTACCCCAGAAGAAGTTGCGGAGATGGCGTTAGATCAAATTATTTATATTGGTGTTTCGGCTAACCCTATTTTACGGGATCAAGCTGAGGCATACAAAGAACAGCTTCGTGCGGTGTTGGTGAGATACATGAAGCAGGCGGTTGCGTCACACAACACCACGTTGATGAACCGTTTTAATAAAGCGGGACACCCCGAACTTGTAAAATTACTGGAGATTTAACATGGCTATTACAATCACTACTGCAATGCCGACTAGCTTTAAAGTAGAAATCCTGAAAGGGGTACACGACTTTACCGTCACTACAGGGGATGTGTTCAAGGTAGCGTTGCTTAAAGCAACCGCGTCGGGCTCCCTCACTTTTGGTGCGGCTACCACTAACTATTCGGATTTAGGTGCGGATCAGTTACCAACAGCGACGGGGTACACACAGACGGGTAATACGCTGGTAAGCGCTACGCCTGTTGCGGACGGCACCACAGCGATTTGTGACTTTGCTGATACTACTTGGACATCTTCTAGCTTCACTACGTGTGGTGGCTTGATTTACAACGACACTGAGTCAGGTAAAGCCTGCGCGGTGTTGAGCTTTGGTGGTGACCAGACAGTAAGTTCCGGTGATTTTCAGATTCAGTTCCCAGCCGCTGCCGCTGCTACTGCGATCATTAGAATTGCGTAAGACGGAGTTCTGCCTTGAGCGCGACTACCTATACTAAGGGTTATGGTGAAGGCGCTTGGGGCTTTAACGGCTTTGGGGGTATAGCCCCTGCGTATGAAGTAGACGGAGTATCGGGTACAGGCAGTATTGGCACGGTTACATTTCTGATTAACAGTAATGTTGTTCCGACCGGGGTCCAAGGTACAGGGTCAGTTGGCACGGTCACAGCAGCAGCTAATGACTCGGTTATCCCCACAGGCGTTG